GTCAACGTACAGGGTCAAACGATAGACGTAAAAAAGGGGACTCAAAGCCCCCAAATTTTGCACTGGCAGGGTATCAGATCCGCCAGACTATCCACATTAAACCGGCCAAGATCGCATAGCTAACCGCGACCGCCAACATTACCCCAACAATTGAGGCCAATACGTTTTTAACCTTTTGCATTATTAATTTGCTCCCAAAATACGCTATAGTATTTGTTAAACCTATCCTGAGTTCCTTCAGAATATGATTCATCCCCGTCTTCATTATGAATATAATCCACGGCCCAACCATCATTCTCAATTGCTTGCCCTGCTAGGTTGCAGCACAATTCTACTTGTTCACTGTTTGTAATTTTCATTATTCGCCCCTCAATTTGCATTTAACGCAATCGCTGTAGAATTTTATATCTATATAGCGGCCATTAAGATCCGCTGTTAAATTAGTTATACGCGGCCAATCAAACGACTGGTGTGCAATCTTTAATTCATCTCGGCACGCTTGCATTAATAAATAGCGGATTGCTTCAGGTGTATTGTCTACGTTTATTTGCCTAAAGATAGTGAATTGAGATATCGCATTGTCTAACTCACTTTCAGCGGTGAAGCTAATTTGAAACTCTACATAATTTGGCATGGCTTATAATCCTATTGATAAAAAAGTGAATGTTACAGTGTAGAACAAAGCGGCTCCAATAAAGGCTCCCGCTATTGTTACAGTCCAGCCGATCACGCTTGCAAGTATATCGTTGCGACGATCACGACGACGATCTGCTAGTATCTGGTTGCGTAGTGCGCTATTCATCTTAAAATCTCCGTTCAATAGTTGGACAGATTGCTTTTAATGCCGTGTATAAGTGCGAATCATTCATATAAGGGTAAAGGTTATCAGATACCCAGCGCGATAATCCGGCACCGTGTAACAGGTCGAAACAAAATCGTTTCTGTAAGTCCTGAACTTTTTCAGATCTCGGGAATTGTCCCGTTTCGTATTCTTCAATAAGTCGATCATATTTTAAGAGAATAGGCTCAATTTGTGATTTTAAGTGTTGCAAGTGTTCGGCTCTAATTTTCATCTTGTTTATCCTATACAGTTTAAAATTGCTGTTTCAAAATCATCTGACAATGTAACTGCCAGTGCTGAAGTATTGCTGATACCGCAAATGCCGTCAAAATCAGAATGCTTAGACCGCATAAAATCAGCCATCTCGTAAACTTCACCGCTATCTTGGCAAATCAGTTGATCGCCTTCCAAATCACACGTTTTAGTCCAATATATTTTGTAATCGCTCATTGTATTGCTCCGTTTTTTGTAGTTGTTTAAGTAAGTATTAAAAAACCCCCACAATGTAGAGGCTTTAAACTAATTACTTTATAGCAATAAATCCGCGTTTAATGTTCAGGCCTTGTTCTGATACTTCTTTAATAAAGTCATCGTTATAAGCGATTGCGCGCGCAAAAGAAGATTGCGCACCAATTGAACCCCAGCCACCATTTGCTTTAATTCTAGTTTTGGCCGATATATAGTCGGTTGTTTCACTGACCATGTAATCAGCATTAATAAGCGCGCCGATTCTGTTACCGTATAAAGTTACTGTATAAGTTTCCATTTTACTGGCCTCTCATTCGAATTATGCTTTCAATATCGTTTTCCAAGTTATAGCTAGTGGTAACAAATCCACCGCCAAAATCCTTACCGCGATAAACTTTAAAACCTAACTTATTAGCGCGCTTTTTTGCTAGTGCGTAGCTATCAACACCGCATTCAACATCGCCTAAAAATGCTAGGTAGTGAGTAACATAACGTGGGTTTCCGTTTATATCGTTTTTAACACTATAAAACGCATCGTCAAATTGAGTTTCTAGGTTGGGGCTAATGTAGCATTTTGAGTTGAACATGATAATTGCCTTTTTGTTGTAGTTAAATAATTTTAATAAGTACCACTGTTACCAATGGCACTGATAAAGTTACTTTGGGAGTGATTTATAAGTTTTGTAATGAGCTGACTGGCTAGAATTAAGGGCTTCAAATCTCACCTCTAACATATTTTGTAGGGCTTCAACTGTGGCGGAACAATCACCGCGATAATCGCAAACTGCTAGCCATGCTAATTTATAGTCAATTCTATTTTGCTCGATCAGTCGGTTTAAGTCTTTTAATACGTGTAGCATAATGTTTACCTTTTTATCTCAAGCTATGTTGTTGTTTGGTTAAAACTCTTACATCTGTACACACATCTCGAATTGCGTCCCTATACTCGGGATATAATGAGAATGCTAAATCTCTGATAGCAAATCCCTCAGATTGTTTTATTTCAGACCATTCTTTATCCCCCATCTCGTTAAAACAACATTGTGCCATCTGTATTGATTTATATTGTTTTATAAATGTTATTAAAAATTCTGAATAATCCATGTTGTGTAGTCCTATATATGTAGTAAGTAAAAATTCTGTTTTCGTTGTTGTTGGGTCGCATTATATAGATACATTACAATCTGTAAAGTATGTTTTGTTTTTTTGAGTTGAATGGGGTCAAATTAGAGTTGAATGGTATTAATCTCTATTAAATTGATCACTTTTTGTACAATTATCTATTAATTTGATACAATCGGGTAACTGAAAGGGAAAGGGAAAGGGTAAAGGAATCAATTGGATAGAAATAAAGAATGAGGGGAGACAGGTATTGTCACACTATATCGCTGTGAATCTCACGAGATGGGATGATTACGCCTAGCAAATGTATAAGCTGTTAGTATCCTGTACATATACAGTAGGACATACAGGCTGTTTATCCATACAGGTGTACACTTATACAGTGCTGGTTATCCCACTGGTTATCAACAGGTTGTACCACTGGTTATCCCACTGTATATCCCCAGCTTATCCACAGGTTATACAGGTATGATGAGTCTTGATACCCCCCCCTCCGAAAGTGGCTGCCGTGTGTGTATATATGTCTCTCGCAAAAAAAAATTACTGAGAAATAAGATGATTAAAATAGTAACAGATGGAAGTAAAATATGATTAAGATAGTAACAGATGAAGAAGTACATGAAATGGATATTGAGTTAATTGAACTCTTTGCAGTATATCTATTCGACAAAGATATAGTTGGTATGACTGACTTAATCTATATTGTAGAAGATAGAATGGCTGGTGATTATTTTGAAGATGAAAAATAAAACAACATTTACTTATGCAAAGGTTATGGTATCTATTCTATGAGACAAGCTATATGAGACCTCCAGGTGTACCGAACAAGAATAAGAAGTTCTTATTGGCCCGCTTACAGGATATGTATGGTGAGTCATTCCATCCCATACTAAAGATGGCTGAGGCTGCTAGTAAGTTAGATGGCATAGCTGAACAAGAAGGTGATGTGACTGCTCTTAATGCTGCTGTAAACGCATGGAGTAAGGTTGCTGAATACACTGAGCCAAAGCTAAAGGCTGTAGAGATACGAGCTGACAACTCTGCTGTGGTAGCAATATCCCGTAGACGTTTTGATGGTGGTACTGATGCTATAGAAGCGGAGGTTGTTGAGGTAGACCCTGTAGTAGAGGCAATAATTAATGCTGCTGTAGATGATGATGATGAGTATGGAGATGAAGAGTAATGGCTAAAAAGAATATGTTGCACAAGCTAGATAAGGAAACCCGTAACAGGCATTTCCCAGAGTCTAACGGTGGCAAGGGGAGTAAGCCTCGCACCCAAACCAATGAGACCCGTGATAAGTTCAAAAGTGGCTATGATGCAATCGACTGGAGCAAGAAAAGATAATGCCAACCATTGAATACTGTATGGGGCCGCAAGGACAAGTCCTACAAGATTACGCTGACTGTCGCTCTCAGAACTCCTTTATTATGGGGCCACTGGGTTCAGGCAAGACTGTCCAAACCATCCTCAAGCTATTTGACCTAATGACAGAACAAGCTCCAGTGATGACCCCTGGACACAAGAACTATGGTGTCAGACTGTCCCGAATCATTGCTTGCCGAAACACCTACTCCGAATTGTTCTCCACAACCATTAAAGACTGGCTAGAAATACACGAAGACCTTGGCCCATTCCGTCAGGGCAACAAAGAACCACCTACCCATTATATTAACTTTCGTTTAGAAGATGGCACCTCCGTTAAGTCAGAGGTCATATTCATCGCTTTTGACCGCCCTGAGCACGTTAAGAAGGCTAGGGGTATCCAGTGTACATGGGTGTGGCTAAACGAGACGAAAGAGCATTCTAAGGCCGTTCTCGATATGCTTGATTTACGTCATGGTCGCTATCCGTCCAACAAGGAAGGAGTTAAACCTACGCATCATGGTGTGCTGGGTGACAGTAACGCACCTGATGAAGACCATTGGTACTATAAGCTGGCCGAGATTGAACGTCCTGAGGGCTGGGCTTTCCATAGGCAAGAGGGTGGCGTGTATAAGGATGGTGAGGTATGGAAGGTAAACCCTAAAGCGGAGAACCTGGCTAACCTGCCTGATAACTATTACAAACGTGGACTTACAGGTAAAACAAATGATTGGATTAAAGTTAATCTTGCTAATGAGTACGGCTTTGTCTCTAACGGTAAGCCGGTTCACCCAATGTACACAGACAGTGTTCACGCATCCCATATGGACTTCACTCCTAGCAAGGACACTCCTATCATTCTGGGTTTTGACTTTGGTCGTACACCTGCTTGTGCCTTTCTTCAGCGTACTGCTATCGGGCGTTGGGTCTGCTTTGATGAAATGGTGCTTACTGATTCCGGTGCAGTAGACTTTGCGCCTACCCTAAAACGTTATATTGAAGAGACTTACCCTGATCACAGCTTTAAGGGCTGGGGTGATCCGTCTGGTGACAACAAGAACCAAGCTAACAGTGATACACCGTTTAAGATCATGCGAGCTGCTGGCATTCCCTGTCAACCAACAGACTCTAACGATCCACTCAAGCGTAGAGCCGCTTTAGAAGTACCTATGAAAGAG